GACATTGATGGTGTGGCAGTCATGGAAGTTGTGGATGACGAGAGATTCTATGATGCATTTGACTGGGAGCCGGAAGCAGGTGGTTTTGAGCCGCAGAAAAAAGTGGCTTCCGGTACCGCAAAGGCAGGCGCACACAAGATTAATGTTCTGGTTGCCTGCGGTCAGACCTGTAAGACCGTTCCGAAAATCTCCAGTATCTATTATTTCGAGCCTGGCGCGCATACGGAAGGTGATGGCTATTTGTATCAGAACCGTTCCTTGTCTGATGTGTTTGTATTCCCGAATGGCAAAGATAATAAGGTGGACAGTGTATTTGTTGACGTGGATACAGCAGAGTTTGGAGCCTGATTGGAGGTGATCTTATGGCCTATGAGCCGTATGTAACCACCGAATATTATCTGACAGAGTATGCCGGCAACACCGTGCCTGAGGATGAGCTTTTAAAAGCTCTCCGCCAGGCCTCCCGCCACATTGATTCCCTGACTTACAACCGGATTGTAGGTCAGGGATTTTCTAATCTAACACAGTTTCAGCAGGACATAATTCGGGAAGTTGTGTGTCAGCAGGCAGATTTTGAAGCGGAGAACGCCGACGAAATCAACACCATCCTGCAGGGATACAGTATCAACGGAGTGTCGGCACAATTTGGTAGCTCCTGGAATGTGTTTACGGATAAGGGCATAGCCATGAAGCGCGATACATACGCTCTGTTGTGTCAGACGGGCCTGTGCTGCCGGTTAGCGAGGTGAGGCCATGAAATATCCATGCTTAGTGCCAAAGCGCCTTTGCAAGACACCTGTGCACGTACATTTGGAGTCAGAAGATATTAACAACCTCGGAAACCCGAAATACTTCCTAGATGCTGATTTGCTTTGCAACTGGCAGGATAAAGCAAAGACAATCCTGACGGCTGAGAAAAAGTTGATCCAGATTACAGGGACAGCCCTCTTCCCAGGAGACATTGCCCCACAGATGCCGTCTCTCAGCGGGGGAACCATCACGGTATTTGGTGAAGAGAGACGGATTGAGCAAGGCTGTAAGAACCGGAATCCGGATGGCACGGTAAATTACTGTAGCCTGGAGGTGATCTGATGCAGATTAAATCAACCGTAAAGTTAAATATGCATCGTATTAAAGAGCTGACACAGGCAGCAGTGAAGGCCCTAGAGATGACGGGCGAGGCACTGCATACAGAAGTTGTACAGGCGCAGGTACTCCCGTTTGATACAGGAAACCTGCAGAATGAGAGCACCTTTGTGGATTATTCTGAATCATCATCCGGTAAAGTCAGCCTTGTTTCATCCACACCATATGCCAGAAGGCTGTATTACCATCCGGAGTACAATTTCCAGACAAAGGAAAACCCGAATGCAAAAGGAAAATGGTATGAGGATTGGTTGCCGGGCGGAGCAAAAGCGGACTTTGCCCCAAATGCATTCAAGAGATTTTATAAGGAAGTGGGTGATGTGTAATGCTGACAATTGCGGCGATCAGAGAGTGGATTGCATCATTTAGAGTGGCCACGGATGAGCATGTATACATCGGGAAGCTGGACAACAAACAGCAAAAGTCAATAGGTGTATATGCGAGAAATGGCTCCGGCCCTCCGGAGATCGCGCTTGGCGGCCTGGAGTGCACCACCTACGGAGTCAGACGGCTGTCGCTTTTGGTTCACTGGAATCGAAGCAAGTCAGAGAGCGAAAAAGCAGCATATGAGCTGTATGAGAAATTTGAACACATATCCAGCCTGGACATAGGAGAAACCCACATTGATTATCTGAGACTAATGGTACCAGAACCACAGGACGTTGGTACGGATGACAATGGGGTATATGAATACGTGATTTGGCTGGATTTGATTTATCGAAGAAAGTGAGGACGAATATATGGCAGCAGGAACAGTATATCCGGTAAATAACAATAAATTTAAAGTCGGTATCGATAACAGCGAGTCTGCGACTACGGTGATTGCGAATCTTACCAACTTCGCACCGTCTATCGAGGGCGGGATCGAGGAGTGGAACCCGATGGAGGCAGAAGGCTGGGGCGATGCCATGATGACTAGTAAAAAACTTAGCTTTTCTTTCCAGGGTAAGCGTACTTATGGCGATCCGGGTAACGACTTTATTGCCGGTCTTGCGTGGAAATCCGGTAACGATGTAGTTGCTCCGTTTGAGTGGGAGATGCCGTCTGGTGCAAAAGTATCTTTTACGGCAATCATTAACGTGACAACTCCGGCAGGCGGAGACAGTACAAACGTTGATGGATTAGAGTTCGAAGTCAAATGTAAAGGTAAACCAACTTTTACACCGGCAGCAGCGTAAACAGGAGGAGAAAAAATGGCAAGAGTAGTAGATATCACAGATAAACTGAGCTTTGATGAAAATCCAACACTGGTAGTTAAGGGTAAGAAACTGGAAGTAAATGCGGATGCTCCTACCTTACTGAAGGTTATGAGCCTTCTTGGAAATAAGGAGCCGGGAATCGATGAGATTCTCGAGGCATACAATCTGATTTTCTCGGAAAAGGCAAAAAAAGAGATTGAAGCATTAAAACCTTCATTCGGAGATATGGTGATCATCATCCAGGAAGCTGTTTCTCTGGTTACAGGAGGGGTATCACAGGGGGAGCATTGACCCGTACTACGATCTGTTTGAGGACTGGGATTTGATAATTTCCAGTTTTCTGACGCAGTACGGGTTACGAATCCGGACAAAAGAATTTGAGTCGGTCAGCTGGGATGAGTTCCGCTCCCTTCTGTCCGGCTTGTCTCCGGATACTCCGCTTGGGCGAGTGGTGGCGATCCGGTCTGAAACGGATGAAGATATCCTAAAACACTTTACGAAGGACCAAAAGCGAATACACGATGCCTGGAGAATCAGGAGAGCCGAACGCATGACAGCCGAAGACTACGACCAGCAGATGGCGGAACTGGAACGGATGATGTCCGCTTTATGTGGAGGTGGTTGAGATTGAAAAGATAAAACCTAAAAAAGTCCGGTGCCCCTACTGTGGGCATCCGGTTAATGCGAATCAAGCAGAGGATGCCGTATGTAAAGGCATCTTTTTTAAATGCAAGAACAAAGAGTGTAGAAAAATATTTGAACTGAGAATCTAAGACGCTGTGCCGATGTGCCTGTCTTACTACAAAGGCAGGTGAAATAGATGGCAAAGGAAAGCAATGATAGTGTTGGCCAGATTGGGCTAGACCTGGTCGTGAATAAAAACGATTTTGAAAAGCAGATGACCGGCATTCAGAGCCTGGCAAAAAAAGCAGGTGCTGCCCTTGCTGGGGCATTTGCCATAAAGAAGTTGGTTGATTTTGGCAAGTCCTGTATTGAGCTTGGCTCTGATTTGTCTGAAGTCCAGAACGTGGTGGATGTGACTTTTCCACACATGTCTGGGCAGATCAACCAGTTTGCCCAGAATGCAGCAAAGCAGTTTGGTTTATCAGAAACGATGACAAAACGCATTGCAGGTACTTTTGGAGCAATGGCAAAAGCATTTGGCTTCGGGGAAAAGGCAGCCTATGACATGTCTACGGCTCTGACCGGCCTGGCCGGTGATGTGGCATCATTTTATAACATCAGCCAGGATGAGGCTTACACAAAGTTGAAGTCTGTATTCACGGGCGAGACGGAAAGCCTTAAAGACCTCGGTATCGTCATGACTCAGGCAGCGCTTGACAGCTATGCTTTAGCCAATGGTTTCGGTAAGACTACTGCAAACATGTCGGAGATGGAGAAGGTTGCCCTGCGGTATCAGTTCGTGCAGAATCAGCTGGCAACGGCAGCAGGAGACTTTTCCAGAACTTCGGACGGTTGGGCAAACCAGGTGCGCATTCTGCAGCTGCAGTTTGAGAGCTTAAAGGCTACGATTGGCCAGGGGCTTATCAATGTACTGTCTCCGGTCATCCACGTGATCAACACGATTATCGGAAAGCTGATGAGCCTTGCAAATGCATTCAGGGCATTTACTGAGCTTATTACCGGCAAAAAAGGGTCTGGCGGTGGAGTATCAGCCGCGGCAGCAGGCATGGAGTCTCTTGCGAAATCAGCGGATAAGGCAGGGACGGCCGCATCCGGAGCCGGAGGCGCAGCCAAAAAGGCAGCCAAGGACCTCAAAGGAGTATCTACAGGAATTGATGAGCTGAATATCATCAGCGCACCGAGCGAAAGCGGGGGAGGAGGTTCTGGCGGTTCTGGTGGAGGCGGTGGCTACGATGCGGACGATTTCGACATGGGAACCCTTCCGGATGATGAGGATATCGTAAGCGAGAAACTCAAAAAGATTGCCGAGCTTTTAAATCAGCTGAAAAGCTCATTCACCTCTGGTTTCTGGGATGCATTCGGTGACACGGCAGTATTTGACTCTATCCAGGCAAGCATTGATTCTATCAAGAAAAGCATAAAAGATATTTTTGCTGACAAGAATGTGCAGGCATCCGCTCTTGATTTTGCCAATAAATTAGCCTATTCAATGGGGCAGGTGGCAGGTTCGGTATCAAGCATAGGAGCTACGATTGCAGATAATCTTCTCGGTGGACTTGACCTTTACCTGCAGCAAAATTCCGGCAGAATTAAGAAATACCTGATTGCCATGTTTGATATCGGTGGGGATATGGCTTTGATTTGTGGGAATTTTGCCGAGGCTCTTGCGGAAGTATCTACGGTTTTTCGCGGTCCTGTGGCCAAACAGATTACTGCGGATATTATAGCGATTTATGCGGATGCCTTTATGGGAGCAACGCAGCTGGCTTTCGCATTCAAAACCGATATTCTGGATTTGCTTCTAAGCCCATTCATTGATAATGCTGACCTGATTAAAGAGGTCTTAGACGGCTTACTGGAAGTGGTTCAGACAGTAACAGGAGCTATCAGCGAGCTGATTTCCGTGTTTGTCGATACGGTAGTTGAGTTATATGAAACGCATATTTCTCCGCTGATTGTCAGTGTGAAAAATGGGATTTCGGATATAGCTGGCCATCTCTTGAATGCGTTTAATGCGTACATTCTTCCGGTGTTGCAATCAGCCGCCGACAGATTGGCTGATCTTCTGGTTGAGATTCAGCCATTTATGCAGAAAATCGGAGAGTTTATCGGAACGATAATCGACTGGCTCCGGGTATTATGGGAAAACTTGCTCTGCCCGTTTATAGCATGGGTTATTGATACTCTTGCGCCTCTTGTCGGCACGGCTCTGCAGTTGATTTCTGATGCTTTCTTTGATTTCCTGGATTGTGCTGTTGGTGTTTTGGACGGTGTCATGGGGGCACTCAACGGCCTCTTGAATTTTATTACAGGGGTTTTTACAGGCAACTGGAGCATGGCCTGGGATGGCATCAAGGGTATTTTCAGCGGAATCTGGGAGATAATTAAATCTGTTTTCACACTTATTCTTGATCAAATGCTGCGCACACTGGGCGGCGTTTTGGCGTCGATAAAAGCAGTGTGGGAATCCATCTGGAATAACATCAAAGCATTTGCCTCAGCTCTCTGGAGGGCGATTAAAGACTTAGCGGGTACTTTGTTTGGAGAACTCAGGGATAAGCTTTCGGAAATCTGGGATGCGGTAAAGGCAACAATCGAAGAAAAGTGGAATGCTATCTACGAGTGGTTTTCCGACATCTGGCAGAAAATCAAAGCCGTTTTCAATATCGAGGAAATGGTAGAAGTCGGCAAGGGTGTCATGAATAAACTCTGGGACGGTTTGAAGGACGTGTGGGAAGAAATCACTTCATGGCTTAACGGAATCGTTCAATATGTTACAGAGATCTGGGATAGTGTTTGCAATACTGTGAAGAACATCTTCAAGAAGTCAAAAGAGGCCGACGATGATAATGATGATGATGAAAAGGGTTCTTCGAAAAAAAGGAAAAAGTCGAGCGCTGCCACCGGACCGGCAAGAGAAATCAGGGCTCATGCGAGCGGTGGTTTCCCGAAATCAGGAAATCTCTTTATTGCAAATGAAAATGGCCCCGAGATGGTTGGAACCTGGGGAGGCAGGGCAGCGGTTGCGAACAACCAGCAGATCACCCAGGGTATTACCCAGGCTGTCCAGCGCGGCATGAGTTCCTGCCTTGCGCCTCTTGTAAATACAGTGGCCCAGGTGGCAAGGAATGCAGCTCCGCCCCTGGCCTCTGTCGGCAGTGCACCATACAGTCAGGAGGAACGCATTCTGGATATAGCTTCGAGAGCATCTGCCCTTGCTTCAAAAGAACCTGACATGAATGCACAGTACCTGTCCACCATGATTGACTTGCTGAAACAGATTATCCACCTGATTGAGAGTATGGATTTGACGGTTAATATCGATATCCGGGAGATCCGGAAGAAACTGACAGAATTGGAAAAGAGATCCGGATATACACTTCGGACCACGTAAGGAGGTGGGAAGATGGCTGTAATCACAATTAACGGGCGGGAATTTCCCGCCCCTGATATCGGAGCGGGCTTTGTAGTGGCAACGAATGTCTCGGATGGAAAGAATGCCCTGGGCGAGTTTGTGGGTCAGCGGGTCGGGCGAGATCAGTATAAAATCGACGGTCTGCAATGGAAAATCCTGCCTGCGGATACGTGGTCCGAGATACTGAAGGAGTTTGAAAAGTTCGTGGTAACGGCAAGAATTCCGGATATGGTGAACAATACCTGGAAGACCATCCGGATGTATCCAGGAAATCGAACGGCAACTCCGGTAAAGTTTGACAAAAACGGACTTCCAACTATGTATAAAGACTGCAAAGTGAACCTGATAGATTGCGGGGTGATGGAGTAGTGTATTCAGCAAGTGCAGAATATAAAAAGGAGATGCGCCAGAAGTATCGTGACGGCTTAAATCTGCTTCGTGTGACCATCGGCGTGGTAAACCAGGAGGCCCAGGCATCTGCAGGTGTTCTTGAATCCGGAAACTATGCATATTATAGCGACTTAAAGAGGCCGCTTGATAATTACAGGGTGGAGGAGCTGTATGCGGTATGTGACCAGGACTATACACCTGCAGACGGAACTGTATATTTCCTTCCAAGAAAACGGGAGGACGTAGTCTTAAATGCCGGAATTGTTACGGCTCAACCGTTAGGAGTGGCAGAGATAAGATTTCCGGTTGCTTATGATATAAAGGGATTGACCGTAGATTTTGGGAAAGCTTATCCGGTTGATTTTTCCATCGAGTCTGATTCCGGAACTGTGAATATACAAAATAACTCCGACGTTGTCTTTATAACAGATGAGATTTTTTCAGATGCAACATTCCTTCGCTTCGTTCCTAAGCGAATGGTAAATGGACAAGGGAGACTTCGGATTCACCAGATTACAATGGGAATAGGTATTTATTTCGATAATAAAAAAATAAAGACCGCCAGTAAGAAAGAACACATCTCGCCTATATCAGAAGAACTTCCTACGTTAGATTTTCAGCTTACGATTGAGAACAAGGACCGGGCCTATGATGTGGAAAACGCAGAGAGTACACTGAACTTTTTGGAACCTGGGCAGGCAGTGGAAATACTGTATGGCCAGGAATTAGACGATAAAAGAATTGAATGGATTCCGGGAGCCAGGGCGTTTTTGCGTGAGTGGTCAGCGGATGATGACGAAATGAGTTTCTCAGCCTCTGATAGATTTGAGGATCTGGGAGAACTCTATAGACGGGGAAAGTACAGTTCGGAGGGAATCAGTCTTTACGACCTGGCGGTGGATGTTTTGAATGATGCAGGAGTTGATTCAAGAGAATACTGGCTGGACGATTATCTGAAGAATGTAAAAGTGTATAACCCGATGCCGGTAGTCTCGCATCGGGAAGCACTGCAGTTGATTGCGAATGCCGGAAGGTGCATCTTATATCAAAACCGAAGCGGAAATATTGTCATGAAATCTAGTTTTATCCCAGATATGGAGGCAGGTTCTTCCGATGAGACTTATTTTTCGAGAGTGGCATCTATACTCGAGAAGACCGATAAGCAGGTATATGCGACGACAGAAAAAGATCATACAGATGTATCAGCGACTCAGTTTTTCCTTCCGAGGTCCGGAGATTTTCTGGAAGTCGGATATGTGTCTGATTGCGTGTCAGACGAGGGTGGAATATATGAAGAGCCTCCCAAGGTGTGGATTGATATGGAATCATCCTATAAATGCTTTGGAATCACATTAGAATTTGGTCGCAACCATCCGCTGAAAATGATATTTCACAGCTACCTGGGCGGTGAGCTGCAGGAAGACTTTGTAACAAATATCAGCTCAGATGTTTTTGCGCTCAGTCATGAATTCCCAGAGATGAATCGCCTTGAAATGGAGTTTTTGGAAGGAGCTCCCCAGGCAAGAGTTTCGCTTCAGAGAGTCACTTTTGGAGACAGCACTGATTATGAACTTTCATATGGTGCAGAGCTGACCAAAACCCCAAAAGGAACGCAGCTGTCTAAAGTGAAAGAACTGCAGGTGATCAGAACGATTTACACGGAAGGAACAGAATTACGTCAGCTGGCAAAAGAAATAGTTCCGGATGGCGAAAGCAGGCATACATTTTATTTGAATGCACCATCACATGGGTATGCAGCGGAGACAGCGGACGGTGTTTCGATCCCGATCATTGATAGTAGTGCGTATTATGTGACAGTTGAAGCTGCATCCGGAACAGAGGTTGTTGTGACTGGATCTGAATTCAGCACGACACAGACGGTCACGAGAAAAGAATTAAACGTATCCGGTACAGTTGAGATGTGGGAAAATCCACTGGTATCAAGCAGTGCTCTGGCCGCTGATTTGGCAGAGTGGATCGGAGACTATCTCCGTTCCGATAGAGAATACGATCTGACATATCGGGGAGAACCCAGGATTGATGCGAATGATATCGCATTTCTTGAAAATAAATATGTTCCGGATTTACTGCTGAGGATTTATGAACACACTCTTAAGTTTAATGGGGCTCTGTCCGGGACTATAAAAGCAAGGAGGGATATGACTCATGTGGGTAGAACCAAAAACAAACTGGAAACAGGATGATTTCTTTAATGTGGGGGACTATAACCGCATAAAGGGAAATCTGAACGAGATCCGGCAGCAGGCACTTTCCCTCTGGCCGGATTTCCGATTCGAGGAGATGGGTGAAGATAAAACCTATGCGGATTATGGCTTTTATACAGATGAAATCAACCGATTTGAGTCGAACATCGACAATATCTGTTCCGGAACGTTCCCGTTTGAGACCGGAGAACGAAAAACGTTCTACGATAACCAGCCATTTATAGACTGGAAGGAATTGAACCGAATTGAAGAGGCCTGCGGATTGATTTATAGCAATATCCAGGGAGCGATAAACGGAAGAAGATATCTGAATTTTACACTGAATGGAGGCGAATTAGATGCGATTGAAAGAGGATTATAAAGATCCGATATACGAGGGTTCGAAGACATATCGCATTACCCAGAACGCAGACGGAAGCTCCGGAATACTTGACACAACTAAATACACACAGGAAGGGGATCGGTTTGCGGCAAAGGACATCAACAGCACAAACGCTGCCATCAATCAGATAAATCACGTTACACCGGTAACACTGACCGCTACCGGGTGGACGGGTGATTTTGCCCCTTATGCCCAGACCGTAATGATAGAAGGGGTTAAGGCTGATGATTCCCCTATCGTAGTAAGCATGTTGGAAGACGGGGCATCTGAGGAAGTGCAGAAAGCCTACAGCAAAGCATATGGAATTATTACTTCTGGAACTGGCACAACAGCTGACGGCAGTGTCGCTTTCAAGGTATATAAGAAACCGACTACCGATATTACAATCGGACTCAAGGGGGTGTAGTCAATGGGAAGAATCTGGATGCCTGGTGGAGGCGGTGGAGCAGATCTGGATGTTATCACTGCGGAAGCAAAGGATGTATTAGCCGGGAAAGTGATTGTCGATAAAGATGGAAATCCTTTGTCCGGTACGATGCAGACCATGAGCGGTGGAACTTATACCCCGTCAACCAGTCAGCAGAGAATTTCTTGTGCCGAGAAGAAAATGACAGGGGATATTATTATTCCAGCATTCACACTGCCGTCTGCAAACGTAATTAAAAAAGGTGTGACCGTTGATTTTTACGGAAAGAAAGTAACAGGAACCTTTCAAGGATATGTGGATGATAAGTTGTGGATTTACAATCATGGAACGTGGTCCAATATGACAACTCCGGGTTTTACAGGTTATAAGGCTAATGTAGCTCCTGTAGATTCCGGAGGAACTATTACGTTCACTCAAAATGATACACGCCGTATCGGAGTAACTAAATCATCAATAAATTTCAGTGGTTATAAATATTTAAAAATGAACGTATACGGACAAAAGAATCATTATGGAGTCACTAGTGTTGGTGCCAAATTCCTTGATAACCCGAGTGACGACGCTGGTAAACAACCGGGTGGTGTGTCTGAATTGCCAGATAAAACATGGACATTGGTTACGATACCGTTAGCTAACGTACAAAAATGGGCTTACCTTTGGGTTAGTTTTTCCACCATTAGAGGTAGTACCAGTGCTGAGACAACGGTTGACAGCAAGATTAACGAGATCTACTTATCTAAATACTAATCGAAAGGAGTACACAAATGAACGCATTAGTTATTTATGACGCAACAGGGCGTATTTGGAACATCTCATACGGTGAGACAACCGTTCCACAGGGTTTGACTGCGATTTTCGTTGATATCCCAGATGGAGCAGTACTGAATCACATTGATGTGACAGATGCAAAGAACCCGAAACCTGTATTCGATTATGTCCCGGAGTCGGACATCGGAAGATTACAGAAAGATTTAAAAGAGGCAAATGCCACCATCGAGAAACTTGATTCTCAGTTAACTGAAACTCAGATGGCTCTTTGTGAGCAGTATGAGAGTAAGCTCGAACTGGAAGAAGAAGTTACCAACACGCAGATGGCAATCTGTGAAGTATACGAAGCACTGGAAGCAAAAGAAGGAGGTGAGGTGTAATGGCAATGGTGTATGTGGATCTTATTCGCAAAGGTCGGAAAACAATCGATGATGTACCAAAGAAACTCAGAGCAGAAGTCGAGGCACTGTTAAATGCTTAGGCTGCTGCTCTTTTTAGTGCTGAGGAAGGAGGTGAACGATATGGCAGTTATTTATGCAACTTTAATTGTTAAGGGCAAAAAGACATATGCGCAGGTTCCAGACAAAATTAAACCGCAGGTTAAACAGATCCTGATTGACCTGGAGTGCGAAGAACTGATCGAGGAGTAAGGACATGGAGTTAATTATGCAGTACGCAGCCACACACCGGGCAGCATGGCTTTTTGCAGCTATATCTGGCGCGCTCGGTGTGGCCTATCGCGAATTGTCAAAGCAACTCAAGGAAGAACGGGTAAGAACTAAGGCTATCAACGAGGCAGTTCTTGCCTTGCTTCACGACCGCTTGTACCAGGCTTGTCAGTATTATCTGCAGCGAGGGTATTGCGGTTTAGATGATCGCGATAATTTAGAGTATTTGTTTCGACCATACAAGGCATTGGGCGGTAATGGTACCGGAGAGGAACTGTATCACCGAAGTCTAGCCATGCCGTATGGTCCAGCAGAAAGCGAGGGATAAGAATGGAACTTGGAATTGCGAGTGTAGCCGCTATCACTGCTATTTGTTATCTGGCAGGCGTGGGATGTAAAGCGTCCGAAAAGGTTAAGGATGAGCTTATTCCGGTTGTATGCGGTGTGACCGGTGGCATCCTGGGAGTAGCAGGCATGTATCTGATGCCGGATTTCCCGGCAGGCGATGTGATTAATGCGGCTGCAATCGGTATTACATCCGGCCTTGCAGCAACCGGAGCTAATCAGGTGCTTAAGCAGGTATCCAAGGCCTAAGAGGAGGTGATCCACCTATCTCCCCAGACAGCCGGGGTGATGGCTGCCATTGCGACATCGCAACAGCGAGGCGGAGCAATCCGCCTTTTTTTTGAAAGAGGTGATTAATTGGAGACTTTAATCCGAGGCGATAATAAACCCATCATTCTTGAATTTGACGAGGCTCTTGTTAATGTTGACCAGGTAAGTGCCATCCTCTACCGAGATGACAGGATTTTTAAAAAGTGGGACGAGTCCACCACAGTCATTGACGGCCAGACAATTTCTCTGCCACTGACGCAGGAGGATACGATGGCAATCCGGTGCGAGAGGGTGCAGCTCGAAATTAAACTGGTTTCGGGTGGTGATATCGAATTTTTTGATATTGTACCCCTGTATGTCCGCCAACGACACGATGACACTATCTTTAATTTTGTGGGGGGGGGCAGAGATAAATGAAGCTGATGAGAATTACAGCATCCAGTATGCCGCATAAAATGACGCCATCTCAGCAGATGATCATCAAGAAAGGGTACAGTCCTTATATCGGTGATACCGGCACATGGTATGTATATGACGATAATAAAAAAGCATTTGTGGACTCTGGCATCAAAGCGACCGGCCCTCAGGGTGAAAAAGGTGCACCGGGTAAAAATGGAGAAAAAGGCGATCCGGGTGCGAAAGGAGAGCCGGGCGCGAAAGGAGATCCAGGAACGAAGGGTGCCCCTGGTGATAAGGGGGAACGCGGCGAAAAGGGAGAACCAGGAGTCAAGGGTGCCCCTGGAGCTAAAGGAGACCCTGGACAAAAAGGCGATCCTGGGGCTAAAGGAGATCCTGGAAAGGACGGAATAAGCCCTGAGTTATCCGTCAGCGACATTACAGGCGGACATCGCATCACAATCAAGGATGCGTCCGGAACAAGATCGGTAGACGTAAAAGATGGAGTCGATGGAAAAGATGGAGCTAACGGAAAAGATGCTGTTGTATCCTATGCGGCAGTAGTAAATGCATTAGGATATCAACCTTATAAACCAGGTGCAGAACTGGATGCATCTGCATTAGTTGGCGGAATAAATAGTATCATTAACAATGATTTTGCTGTCTCTATCAATCCGGCCATCAACGGAGCAGGGTTCAATGTCCATAGAGGCGGATCAGTAAAAATTTATTTTGGCGAGTATGAAATGCCCATCACAGACTCGGCAGCCGAGTTTTTGTTTGATGGATCTAGCAGAACGTATGTGAATTTTCCGCAACCTGTTAAATGGGCTGATATACCGAAAATCATGTGGGACGAATCAAAAAAATATCCTACGGGAGCATATGTAGGCACAAAAGAAAACGGCAATAGTGAAATCATTTGGTATAAGTCCCAAAAAGAAAATATCGGCATTAATCCGTTGGGTGATTCTTCGGGAACATGGATTCGCGAAAAAAAAAGGTAAATCGATTGATCTGACGGGAGCATATGTAACGATAGAGGTTACGTTTCCGAATAAAATAACATATGAGAACGGAGTATCTTTATATTGGAGAGCAAGAGGTCAAAATGCAAAATATATAAAAATAGAGAAGTATGGCGCCACTAAAGGATGGAGGATGCTCAAAGAAAAGAATTTTGAACCCGAAAAATTAGTGAATACATTTTATGTCGGTTCCGATAATGATGATACAAGTGGCGATACGAAGATCAAGATAACTCTTAGTCCGTTCAACGATAGTTGGTGCGCTCTTACCCAGCTTGCGGTAACTGGTTTGATCGGTGGCATTGAAGGAACGCTATTAAGTCGGGGCGGAGGTAGCATGTATGGAAATATTATTCCGTACAAGTCCGGTGGTGCAGATCTAGGAGGTTGGGGAGCTCGGTTTGGTAGTGTATTTGCGAATAAATTGTATATCGGAGATACAAATATCCAAGAGTGGCAGCTAAAAAAGCTTTTGCAGCTTATACAATAAGAAAGGAGATATCGAATGAGAGACATTACATTATGCCATCCACGCCTCCAGACGCTGACCGCGCAGCTCGTTGATAAGTGTGCTGGTGCAGGTTTGCCGATTAAAATCGGGGAATCTTTCCGGAGCGTCGCCGAACAGGACGCTTTGTACGCACAAGGACGCACGCAGCCGGGCAGTATTGTCACCAATGCAAAGGGCAGTAGCTACAGCAGCCAGCACCAGTGGGGCATCGCAGCTGATTTCTATCGGGCGGACGGAAAAGGCGCATACAATGAAGCAGGAGATTATTTCAATCGGGTTGGAGCGATCGCCAAGCAGCTGGGGCTTGGATGGGGCGGCGATTGGAAAAGCATCGTAGACAAGCCACACGTATATTTGCCGGATTGGGGCAGCGGTACTGGGATTTTGAAACAGAAATAT